TGCCGCGGTGATCGCGGAGATGACCGGCCCCAGGCTGGTGTTGGCCCAGCTTTCGGCATACCCCTGCGCCCCGATGGCGAGCACCTCTCCCGCGGTCTTGGCCGCGCCGGCAGCCTTGAATGTCGCCGTCTTGAGTATGGGCGGATGTATTCCGGTGTCGATAACCGGATTAACAACCGTCTGATTGGATGTTATTGCCCCAAAATCCACTGTTCGCACCTCCGTTTATAGTTTTGGGCTTAATTCTTTTGCCTTCCGGCCCCTGAGCGGAGCCGAAGGGCTGCCTTTGGTTTCCGATAAAAATCGATGATTAGACTTTGGTCATAATCTTCGAAACGTCGATCTTCGACCCCCCGCTTTCCTGGCCGGTCGGATACCGCTCGGCAAAGCTCCGCAGTTCCTCCCGGATGGGCAATTCGGCGAAAACCTTCTTGAGCACGCCAAACGTATCGCCGCCGCCCTCGGCGAACTCATACGACTGCGCTTTTGCCGCCACCGTGAGCGCCTGGACCTTTGCGTCCTTTTCTCCCGGGGCGATCCTGCCCTGGGTGATGAGGCCGTCCACGAACTCGGCGATTTCCTTGTTGACCCGGGTTTCGGTCGCCGTCGCGCTGGCCTTTTTCAGATCGCCCAGGTCCTTTTCCGCCTTTACGGCCCTGGTTTCCGCCGCCGTCGCTTTTTCGGTGAACTCGGTCACCTTCACCTCGGCAGCCTTTTTTTCCGTCTCGAGCGTGGTCACCTGTCCTTTCAGCCGCTCGTTGTCCCGCAACGCCTCTTCCAGCGTCATGCTCTCCTCCTCATGGTTTTGGGTGTGTGTGGCTTCTTCATACTCATATACCGGAACCTCCTCTCCTCCGAATGCAATATCCTTGAGTCCTTTCACTGCGGGAGGCATCGCTCCCAGGAAACCCACATGCCGGAGCGTCCCGTCCGGGTAAAAGGAAACAGAACGCTTCTTGAATTTCCCTTCGGCCACCATCTGCGCAAATTCCGGAGCCACCTGTTTCAGCCTGGCCAGGAGAACGGCTCCCTGCCGTTTCAGTCCATCGATCCAGCCGAATGCCGGCGCGTTGTCCTTCGGGTGGCCGATGACCACCGGCGCTTCGTGCTTCGCCGGGTCATAGCTGGCAACGGTCCGCTCCAGGTCCGCTTCCGTCCAGGTCCGCTCCGTTCCGGCGCTGTCCGTTTGCTTCCCGCCGCGGAAGATTTCAATCCAGGTCCCGTTCATAACCGCTCCTCGTTTTCTACTTGACAAAAATCAAGATTTTACTATATTGTCTTTGTCGTTCGCCATATAGTGACGGTCCGGCGTCCCAGCAAAGACGAACGACAGCCCGAGAGCCGGAACCCTACTCGGGTGTTTTATTGCCTTCACGGTAAATCAGAGTTTTTCCCTTACGCTTGTTATCGATGGCTTCAAGCAGTCTTTTTTTCTTATCATCAGCGCCGGGAACATACGTCGTTACTCCGGTCCAGCCCCGCATCGAATCAAGCTGAAACATTGCAAATCCGCCTATTTCCCCGTCATCGCCCCGAAAGATGCGAATGAACTTGATTATCGATCTTATTCTTCCGTCCCTTAACTCTTCGTCATCCGACCAGATTTCGTAGGGATTTTTTATCGTCTCGGCGAGCAGCTTCAAATACCGTTCCCGTTCGCGTTTGACAATTTTTAGCTTGCCGGTTTTTCTATCGACAAATAGTTCCTTGCTGATCGCGATTGTCCTGTCGAGATGCGGCAGGGTTACAAAGCCGCCTGCCTCCGAATCAAATCCGAATTCGTCAAAAAACATTTTCAGATAATATTCTTCGCTTTTCCCTCCCGGAAGAATATCACCAGGTTTGATCGGGAGTATATTCCCCCTCGGAATTTCCGATGCGGGCAGATAATTCGCATCCCGCGTACTGCCAGATTTTCCGACAATATCCATTTCCCTCGGGGTTAGCGCCGAGAGCAGCGAAGCATAGGGCAACCGCCGGAATCCGGAATCCGGCAACTGAATAATCGTTGTTCCCTTCAGCACATCGATGCCGAGTTTACCCACCTGCCGTTGCGAAAGGCTCTGCACCCCGCACCGGCACATATACCCGTTCGGCGGATACCAAACCTGCCAGATCGGGTCATCAGCCGCAAAGACCTTCCCATTCATGGTGAGATGGCTCGGCCTGGTCCGGATGTCTCCGACCGCCCGGTATCGCCAGTACGGCCGCCGCTTCGCGACCCGCTGCATCTGCTGATACCTGCCGGCCGCATATGCGCTCTGCATGTTTGTCCGGAAAACATTTTCCACCCGCCAGGCCTTCTTCCCGGTGAATCCGGCGTTATCCCAGACATCCGCCAGGCTCTTTTTAAATTTCCGAAAATCGATGCCTTCCTGGAGCGCCCGGCCCATTTCATCATAGACCCGCTGGAGCATGTCCGCGTCGGTGATGCCGGCGACCGCGAATGACCGGTCATGGTTCACCTTTATCTTGGCATCAAGCTCCGCCTGGCTGAGCGGCGTTTTTCCCCTCCAGAGGGCGACCGCTTCCTTCATCGGCAGATTCGTAGCCGTGATAAATGTCCTCACCATTTCCGGGTCAATCGGCATCCATTTTTCCTTTTCTCGTCACACTCAGACTTCTCAGTACGGGCGAAAAATTTTTCGCCCCTCCCATTTTTCTGCGCCTTGCCTCAAAATCCTTTTACAGCTTTTTATAAAAGGGCAAGAACCGACTCAAGCTTACCGCACGGGCATTCACGCGCCGAAAGAGATCGGCCCTTTATTCGCCGTTCTTGACGTCCTGCGCTGCGGCGTCGATCCCCATCATTTCCGCGGCGTACATCGCCCGCTCCAGGATCGCCTGGAACCGCTCGCCTTTCATCCGGGGGAATATCCCGGCCAGCCGCGCCGAAAGGTCATCATACCCCGTCGCCTCATTCACCGCCGCCATGATCTGCTCGATGACCTTCCCGGCGGCGCCCGCGCCCTCCGGGATCACATCGGCCATGATCTCGTCCAGGATGCGCTGGTTCTCTTCCAGGGCGCTCTCGGCAAATTGGTTTCCTCCGGGAGCAGGCGCGGCATCCGCCGCCATCTCGAATTCATCTTCCGGAATGCTGTAAACCCGCGACACGTATTTCTTTTTGAATCGCACCCCGGTTTCGTGGAGCGTCTTGTCCCGCTCCGCAAACTCCTTCAGGGGATCGTCCTCTTCATGCCACACAAAAAGGGGATTCGCCGCCCCGGGGAAATTCACCTGGCAGTATATCCAGGCGATCTGTTCGATAGCATCCTTGACCAGGCGAGCATCGCATTCCCGATAGGAATTCAAGACGTTCTCATGCGTTTTAGATGCGGCATAACTCCCGCCCTCTTTCGGCATCTCCGTGGTGAGCGTCTGACCCAGGATGACCTTACTGATCCCCGCCTCCATCGCATCCTTCAGCGCGCTGAAACTCCCGTCGCTTCCTGATGCTTTCCCGGAAGCGTTTAGCACATCGATTGCCGTCCCCTCGGGGATCACCGCGACCGCGTCCTGCACCATATTTCGGAGGTTTGTGAGTATCTCCGCTTTTTTCTCGTTGCTCGTCCCTTCCTTGTATTTGCCGATAGTGTGGGGAATTCCGAATTTTTCCAGGAATTTCATCCAGAACGTCACGCCGCCTTTTTTGAAAGTAACCGGCCAGAAACACCGGGAGAGCAGCCGCAGACCGTAGGGATTTTCATAGGTGGGGAAGTGCAAGGCCAAGACAAACTTGTTTTCTGGTAGCGGCTCCCCGTTGAGCATGTCGTTCATCGAGAGGAACCGCGGCTGATTCTGACGGTCGAACCGGAACCAGGCCGCGGGCAGGCAGCGCAGTTCTCCGATATGCCAGAGGCCGCCCCGGGGCGCATAGATAATTTCGATGGGGGTCATACCGAAATAGGGCGCGTCCAGAACCTGGGATATGAAATTAAATATATTCAGGCTATTGAGGTCCTCGCCGAACGCCGCCGCCGCCTTTTTCGAGAGCGCATCCGGTTCGGCTCCGCTATGATTCCCCGGCTCGATTCGCCATTCCCGGTTGAGCGTCCCGACCTTCCGTGTCTGGACCACGCTCGTGACCTGGTCATCGGCCATCAGGTCATTGAGGATCGTTCCGTTGGCGTCCAGCTTCCGTAAAATCGGATCCGGATCCGGCAGCACGCCCAGGATGCTCAGGTAAGAATCGACGGACCGGTCGCGCGTGGCGAACTCTCCCGCCATTTCCTCCCGCTTCTGGCCCTCGGCAAAATTAAAAACCGATTTCAGACTTTGCAGCAGATCAATACGCATTTTTACGTTTTTCCCTTCTGCCTTCTGCCTTCTGCCTTCTGCCTGTTCTTTCAATACGCATCGTACCGAATCCTTTCGCCTCTGTCCGCCGCGGGCGCGCTCATCACATCGCCCGGCTCCAGGTAATCATTCCCATCGTTCCGCTCAGCGAAATCCGCCAATGCGCAGGCGATCACCGAATCCCCGTGACGCTGCCCGGTATCGTCCCCGGTCCGTTCCAGCACCATCGGCACGCCATCCTTCAGCCCCACCGTCCGGTAATCGTCCAGGATGTCTTCCCGTAAAGGGAGGTCGATGGTCTTATCCTCGAACCGGGCCTTGTGCTTCGGCATGTTATCCTGATACCACTGCCGACTCAGCATCACCTGGTGAACCCGCGAGGCCCCGTATTTCTGCGCCATTCGCTCGGCCAGATACCCGCCGTTTCCTCGGGCGTCATATGCCGCCGCCCGGAATGTGTGGAACGCATCGGCCACCCATTTATTAATTTGTTCCTGTTGAGAATAGGGTACATTTCTCATTTCGATCATAAATAGGCATCGCAAACGCATCGTCTTTGTTCTGGCGAAAACCGCCAACACACTCAAGTCGCCACTTCTTCCAAAGTCCTCGCCGAAGAAGATACTCTCGTCGGTTTTCGGGATGATCACGTTTTCCATGAGCCATTTTCGAGTTGTCATTTCCCGCTCAAAATCGCTGAAAAACGTAAATTCATCGATACAGGCATACCGGTACACCGGGATGTCCGGCTTCATGCAGCTTTCCACCAGCGCCCTGCTGAAATATTTCGTTCCGCTCCGCGCTGGGATGCAAAAGAGTTCTTCGTTCGCATCGTCGCCATATTTCGCGACGAGATCGGCGCGCCAGGTTTCCTCCGCCTCCGGACTCCACTCCTTGCCGGTCATCGCGCAGATGCGTTTATACAGCCCCTGGGAAAGGGCGTCATCGAGCGTCACCCGGTGCACCGAGTACGGCAGTTTTCCGGCCCGGCACTTTTTGATAACCTCGTTGAACGGGTTATCGTCCCCGTTATGACTCGAAATAATCCAAACCTTGCCGCCCCAGATCAGATGCGCTATCGCCGCCTTGAGCAGCCCGGACAAATCATCGTGGAACGCCGCCTCATCGATAATGATCACCACGCCCGCCTTGTGGCCGCGCAGGTTACTGGGACGGGACGAGAGCGCCTCTACTTTGTGGTTGGAGGCAAATTTCAACCGGAAAACGGTGATGTCTTTATCCTCATCCTTAAAAACCTCGTCTTCCAACTCGAACGACCGCAGACTTGCATCGAGCGTTTTCGCGAAAGCAGCGGCATCATCGATAAATTCCCTGGCCATGTCTTTGTTATAGCCGATATAAAACACATCCCTGCCGTCAACCTCCGCACCAAGCAGCGCCGCATAGTGAGCGGTGGCCCAGGAGATTCCGATACGCCGCGATTTTTCCATGAGTTTGACATCGGCGTCATCGCCCAGAAACGCGCTCTGGTAGGGCAGGTGGATATATTCGATGTTTTGATCTTCAGGCTTTAGGCTTTGGATTTCTTCCCTTTGTGCCTCTGTGCCTTTGTGCCTTTGTGCCTGGTTTTCCGTCATTTCGCGATTCCCAATACTTCTCGTTTGATTGCGTCGGCTACTTCTTTGGTAACCCCGGCCTTCGTCAGCTTTTTCTCGACCGTATCGGCAACCTTCGCCGTCCGCTCCCTTATTTCCTGACGGTACTTCTCCCGCTGAATACTCGAGCTTTGTAATTTGGCCAGGTCGCTCATAATCCGGGGAACTTCAGCGACATTGATTTTGCTGTCGGCGATTCCCGTAATCACCTGCTGAATGAGGAGTTTTGATGCCGCGTGCTCCAGCGCCATCGTGTCCTCGCCCTCGATGAGCGCGTCCGCTTTCGCCTCATCCACCCGCAGCCGGCTGAGCATTTCGAAAAAGTCTTTTCCATATCGCCCCACGCTCGACCGGGAAATATCGAATCCCCGCTCCTGCAGATATTCCGACACCTCTTCATAGGTCGCCTGCTCGACCAGGAGTCGGTTGACCGCCTTCCGGACTTCATGGGGAAGCTCGACCTCGATCCGGGACCGTTTACGAGACGTCGCCAAGTTCTTCCTCCAGCCGGGCCGTGTGACGGTCCGCTTCCCGGATTTCTTCCTGCAGCCGAACCGCCTCATCAATGGCGGCCTTGACCTTTGTCAGGTGGATATCCCTAATTTTAGTCACAGCGGCAAGCGCCAGTTCTTCCCTGGCCTGGTCGAGGAGCATCCCCGCCCGGAGCGCCTTATCCCGCGCCTCCC